CATCTAATCCTAATGTAACCATTTGTCTCCTATATATCTAATTTTATTTTAAATCTTGTATTTATTTTGTCACTTTTTCTTATAGCTCTTGGTAAAGTGGCCTGGATTACAGGTGTGTCATAATCACCTTCTTGATATAAATTAATTGTTGTAATGTATGGTTGAAAATCACTACCCGTAAATGTTGATGCTAAAGTTGATGTTTCTAAAGTTAATGGTTTTGTGTCTGTTGTTAAAACATTTCTAATTGAATAATTAGTTGTTAAATTGAAATCTTGAGGTAATAAAGTAACATTATATTCATATGTGGTTATCGTATTAAATGAATCAAACTTCAAATTAAAATTTGTCGCTAAATCTGAATAATCTACACTTCCACTCCAAGAACCTGTTTCTGTAATTACTGCCAAACCTTTATCATAAAATATGTTACCAACATAATTATCTGATGATGAAGCAGCTGTTGTACTTTGTGAGTGGTGAGCATTTGTAGAATATAAATTTCCAAAACCATCATCTATAATTATTGGATTGTTACCACTATTGTCAGGATTGTTTAAGTCTGTAAATTTAAAACTTCCTTCTTTTATTTTTTCACCATAGTATTGAGATGGTATTTGTATAATTGAACTACTTGGATAATTGTGATACTTAGTTAAAAATTGTTCACCGATATTTTGATTCAATGATAAATTACTTGATGGGGTTGTGAACTTTAACTCATTTTCATAAGTAGGAGAACCACTTGTATAAAACAAAACATTTAACGAGTTCCAATAATTTGTATTTATTGAACCAGAAACTATTTTAAATGATTGAACACCTGAAGAAGCTGTTGTAAGATTCTGTGTGTAGTTAACAATGTTACTATCAATTACAGTAGATGATTTATCAATTTCTCCGAATACATTGGACATAACAACCCATCTTAATAAGTTAATTTAACTTTAATTGTAGCTTCTGAACTAAAGTTTTTCTTCAATGGTGTTGATAAATTACCAACGGCAACCATATCACCGGCATCATTGTATAATTGAACTGATGTAATAAATGTGTTTGGATTACCTTTCATTGTTGATTGTCTTAATTCATTTAATGAACCTGATGTAAATGTCGGATTGTTTGAAAAGTTCATATGTCCACTTCTAACTCTACAAAAATATTGAGCACTTACTTGGTCTTCTTCATCTCTGAATTTTAATGATGCACCAGTTGGTCGTAGACAATTTACAAATCTAAGAGCAAATTTCTTATTCGCGTCAACACCAGTTCCAGTTCCAAAACCTTTCATTGTTTCAGTATCAAAAGTAACGACTGAATTTCTTTGAGCATGTGTTCCTGGCATTGAACCTGATAATTCTTTTTGACTAAATACCAAAATACCAGCATCAGGATAAAAGAAACCAAAGTTTCTTTGTGTGGCGGGAGCTGCGATTACTCCAGCAGATGAACAACTTACAATATTATATCTATCACCCATTGGTGTAGAAGTTGGAGTAGTTGTACTACTATCATCTTTTAAATGTAAAAGAGTTTGTCCAGCAACTCCAGCACCAGCTGAATTTGAACCACTTAAATTTATTTGCCAAGTTCCTTTGTTAATTCTATCTTTCATATTTGAACGTCTAGCTGTAAGAACGAATATTTCTTGGTCTGGACCACTTGATACAGCACCACTTGAAGCAGGAGATGATATGAAGAATCCACCAGTTACTTCTGTAGGAGCCAAAAGTAAACTAGCATATTGTTTATAAATAGCATCAGTTGGAGCTTTTAAATCATTCGCGTCATCGTCTGAACCATACCCATTTGTACTACCAAACGCAACATTGAACTCTTCAACAGTTGGTGTTGATGAATTTGATATTCCAAAAAAGTATGTTTCGTTTGTATCTGTTAAAGATGATGAAACTATACTAGCAGCTGCTAATGTTGTTGAACCATCTGAAAAATATGGACTTGTTACTTTATCCGTTTGGGATATTTTATCCATACCCTCCGTTGAATCTAATGTTATGTTTCCACCTGCGATTGCCATTTATTAATCTCCTAATTTAAATTTCTAACCTCTTCCAGTTGATAGTACTGCTCTTGTATTTTTAGTAATGTTATTTGTTACAGTAAATGACCTGTAAGCACCTGTCTCAACGTGTACAACATAAATGTTTGTTGATTTACCTGCAGTATCTTGTTGAATTGGATTTATTCTAAAATTACCACCAGTAAATCCATATTGTTGAGCAAATGGGATGTCTTGTTCTTGTAAAAATTGTTGACTTGTTCCACTTAAACCACTCATTAGTGTAGCAGTTGTTGAAACAATTGATGGGTCTTGAATAACAAAGTAATATTGAAATCCATTTAATGTTGCTCCACCAGTTGATGTAAAACCAACCAATTCAACTGCAATATTTCCACTATTTTCATCACCCTCATTAAATGTTTTTAAATTTCCACCTACAGTATCTAAATTACCTAAAACTAAAGCAGGAATAGCTACTGTATTTTGATTTAATGATATTAATCTATTTCTTAGATTGTACTCAGCGTGAACACTAGCTTCCAACATTGGTAAATTCTCAATAGCTTCACCATAAAATGCAGAACCACTTGGATGGTCTGGATTCCAAAGTCTATAATCAACTCCTGTGTCTGAAAGTGTGAATGAAGTAATATTTAAATTACCACCATTCTTTAAAATTTCTCGACCTTTTTTTGTCAATACAGCATCAACTGTAACTGACCCATTGTCTAAATATCCCATTTTTGTCTCCTAATTTTGAAATACTTTAATTCATATATAAATATTATAAAATCAAAAAAATAACCAATTTTAAATTATTAAGGGCCATAAATTATTTTATCATTACCATCAGTTGATGGATTACCACTATTAACTCTAAGTGTGTTTTCACCACCAGTTACTTTAACACTATAAAATGAAGCTGTTGAATAATCCTCATATCTAACATTTAATTGTCCAGGATTTACATTCTGTGTTCCATTATTCATCTGTGTTTTAAATGGTTGACTGAATTTAGTAATATGGTTTGATGGAAGAGTTATGTCTCCTTCTGAACTTGTAATAAAATATCGTGTTTTACCTAACATTCTACCTGTGTGATTTGAATCAGTTCCACTGCTACCTATTAAAGATTGATAAGTGACATTTGCATGAAAGTCTGTGTCTATCATTGTCCTATTATAAAATCTATTACTATCACTAAAATCACTACTTATATTATTACCTGAACTATTAAATGATGCGGAGTAATATTCAGTATCACCAATTGTGTGAAAAACAAATCTTGTATCAATATGACCAACATTATAATCACCCCTTGAACCTGTACCACCCGCGTAATTTATAAAATGAACATCATTTTCAGTTGTTCCCCAATCCTTATGAACACTTTTATAAGATTCATTTGCTCTTGAAGCATAATCAATAGTTCCATCTTTTGATGTTACTATGGTTGAACCACCATAAGTTGGTTGAGTATTAATTGAACCAGATTTAGGTCTTTCATAAGTTGTTGTGTTTGTAACATTAACACTTATAGAAGAACTTTTTGGTAGTTCATATGTTGAAACATTTGTAACATCAATACTAACTGAAGCTGATTTAGGTTGAATAAATTCAGAATTTGATAAATCTGGACTTGAACTTACACTACCACTACGAGTATTTGGATTGGTTTCAACACTATGTTTTTCATTTTCATATTTTTGTTTTTCTAAAATAGTTGGTTTTATTTCTACACCAATATTAGAGTTTTTACCACTAAATGTTGAACGAGCTGGTACAACAAAATTTAAACCTTCAATAATTGATTGATTAAACATATTTTCATGAGCTCTTATAAATGCATTAACATTAACTTCTATTGGATGTGCATCAAAGAAATTTTCTCTAAATGTATCAAATTCATCATATGATTGTGAATAATAATTTACTGGATTGCCATACAATGTTTCTAAATTAAATCCACTTAAATTATCTAAAATAAAATTATCAACGAATGATTGTGGTGAACGATAAATTTCTAATTTTGGTGATGTATTGAATTGTGGTTTTTTACCCAATGAACTTATACCCGTATTGGTTACACTTAAATTACCAAAAACAGATTTATTTGGATTTATTAAAATAGAGTTATCATTTGGTTTATTGTTATTATCTTGTAATGTTAATTTAACATTATTTACAAAATCAAAACCATAAATTATTGAACCTGTAAAAAATCCACCATCTTTTATAATTGAATAATCTGAATATGTTGTTGTTGGTGATGAATCTACAATTTTTAAATTTTGTCCAGACGCTGATACAGATGCAGTTGTATAATTCTCATTTAATTTAAAATGATAAACCAATTCATCCTTGTGTGAATTAATAGAATTACCAACAGTTGAAAATTTATTCAATGTATGCTGTCTAAATTTAGAAATACTTAATGGTGTAGCCCAACCTTTTATCTCACTCAATGAACCACTAAATATTTGACCAACAAATAAATTAGATGATGATAAAGCATGTCTTGAACCACTTCCCTGCCAATTTTCGTTTGCAAAAAATCCTTTTCCACCAAGTGTTGAATCTCCGACCGCACCACCACTTATAGACATTGTAACATAAGTATAGGTTTTTATTATTTTTTCATCTTGTAATGCACTATGTAATCTATACTCAATTGTACCTGGACCTGAAGTTGAACCAGTCATTCTTTGTACCATTACATTCCACAATTGTCCATCTGTCATTTCATTGTATGCTAACGACATTGAAAAACCTCTACTATCAATAGATGTACCACCCCTTTGAGAGTTGTTTAATCTAAATTCAAATGATGAACTTAATCCATCGGAACTTGGTAATAACTTTAAATCCCAAAGTGTTTGTGCACCACTACCACTTGATTTTAATATTGTTTGTGTTTGTGTTGTTTTTTTGTGTTTATACACAAATTCAAGTGTATTAATATCAGCACTATCCATCCACCAATCAAGATTTAAAACTCTATCTTGATTAGAATTAAACATATATCTATAAAGTTTTTGTCTATTAGAAACAAACGAAATACTTCCATCTTCATAATCGAAGTTTGTATCTTGACTCTGTATAGGTTGAGGTGGTGTATCATTCAAAGGTTCAGTAATGCCTGTTGAAGTTGCACCACCAAATTCTTGAAACTTCAATACATCAGGTGGATAACCATATGTATTTAACAACGCTCTTACTGAATTTTTTGTCCCCTTTGATTTATAAATGTATATTAAGTTATTAAGTGTTTTTCTCCAAGTATTGTTTCTAATATCATCAATTGAGGTGACACCACTTAAATAACTTCCCAATGAATCTGTTAGACTTCCACCAAATGGATTAATAGCTTGCCAACCCATATTGGATAGTAACATTGGTAAAGTATTGTTTGGTGGTGAATTGGTCTTCTTATATCCTCGTTTATGTAAAGTTCCCATTGAATCAATATGATTTCTAATTAAATCATATTGTTCACCTTGTAGATTTAAGAAATCTTTCATATCATTGTATTCAGAACTTTCTTGAATGTAAAGAGGTAGATTATTTTCAAATGAGTGAATGTTATCGGTATCAAATGTTTCTGCTTTTGTCAACATATCATTGTACCAATTAGTCCATTCTGTTGAACTTGTATGGAATAAATTATCAAATGGTAAAACATTTGTTGGGTCTTTTAATGTTAATTTAACATCTGTGATTTTTGTTTCTGTTTTTCCATCAGGATGTAAAAACAATTGATTTATTTCACCATCATTAAGTGAACGTAAATAAAATCTTGTTTCATCAAATTGACCATCACCATATCCCAATGCACTACCTGGCCCATTTCCAACTCTTATTCTATATATTACATTACTACCTGATAATGGATAACCAGCTAAAGTTTTAACATTAACACCATCAACGTAAAGAGAACCCGTACCAGTGGTTTGATTCCAAGATAAAGCATAATGGTGAAATTCATTATCGGTTAAATCCGCGTGAGCTGGATTAGCATTAAAATCAGATTTATTCAATACTTTAAAGCCTTGGTCGGTTACTTGTCCTTGTATAGCTCCACCACTTTTTCCTACCCACCAACCATCAACATCAGCAAGAGATGAATGAGTTATTGCTGAGTTATTAAACATAACACTACCTGAAGACTTGATGTCTAAGGACATAATTGTTATTGTAGAATCTTCAGTTTTTAACCAAGAAGTAAATGTGAATCCATCAAAGCCTTGGTCTACACCAGATGATGTTGTGAATGTTACTCTACCCTCATCGTTATCAATATCAGAGTTAAAATACATCAATCCAGTTGGAGAGCTTGCACTTAGACTACCACTCCATTTTAATGATGATGATATTTTACCATCCACACCAGTTTCTATAGAGGCTGATGTAAATGAATCAGTTGAACCACCATCCCAAGAAATAGTTCTATTATTACCACTAACATCAAGTACTTCAAAATCTCTATCATCAATGGTAATGTTTTCATAATTGTAATGAGCAAATAAACTTGCAGATAAATTGTTTTTATAAAATATTCTAAACAATTCACCACTTGGCATTATTGAACCTTTAAATGGTACTCCTACACTTGATGATACAGCTGTTGTTGGATATAAACCCGTAGAGTCTTTAATCGATACAGAACCTGTTTTTGTACTACCACTTAAAATTGTGATTTTAGTTGAACCAGCATTAAAATCATTAAAAGACAAATCTGCCATATCATTATCTATGGTGTTTGGAACAAAGTATGATTGAGATGCTTGAAAAATATATCGTTGATATTCACTTCCCGTCATATTAGGATTTAAAATATTTTTTTGAAATAAAGTGTCATGTGGTTTTGGTGGAGTTGAATTTTGATTTCTATTTTCCCAAGTTAAAGCACTACCACTATCACCTTGCATTAAAAACGATAAATAAATTGAACTACTGTAATTAAAAAATGGTTTGTTTTCCACTTTATATTTATCAGTAAATAAATCTATAAATTGATTATGAGGACCTGATACTTTTTCAGATGAGTGTTTGTACACGACATTGAATCCATTGTGTTGATTTAATTCAATTCCCTCACCACTAAATTGTACAGGTGTTGTATCAGCATAATTTTTTAAACTTGGAGCTGATGAAGTTGAATCCGTTTGACCATCAAAATATAAAAATCTTTCATATGGTGTAAAGTTTTTAAATTCTTTATTTATTTTGTTAAATAAATTTTTTCTTTTTTCAATTATAAAAGTAGAGTCACCATTAATAGAGCTGGAAACATTTAATGAACTTGATATTTCTGAATAATACCCTTGAATTGTTTTAACTTTATTATTGAAGTTTTGTAACTTCTTTTTAGCTGAACCAAAAAATGTATGATTTGAAAATTCATTAAAGTCTGTATTTAAATTTGGATAATTATATCCACTTGATGATATTATGGAATCTATTTCAATATCACCGATAGAGGCAGAATAAGCTAATTCATTTAAATTTTGAAATCCAATGTCATTGTTATCAGGATTAATCCAATTTTGTTGTGAGTCTGATAATAAACCGTCACCAAAGAAAACATCAGGTACATCTGAAAAATAAAATATGTCTTGTATTTGAGTTGTTAATACTTCTCTTTCAATCGTAACCATTTTTAGATTACTGATATTAGATGGTAGTGGGTCATAAAGTTTTAATATAATGGATTGATTATTTTTACCATCTGTTACGTCATCAAATGCGTAATTCATTATTGGAATATGGTCACCATTTCCAATATTTAATATGTGCTTAAATTGGTATTTATAGTTTGGATTTGGTGTTACACCATCGTCTAAAAATTCATTTTGACCAAAATTTAATTCATCTGTTAAATTTTTAATTGTTTCTGAATTATTAGAAATATCTTCATTAAGTATCTTTAACCTAACTTCTTTTCTTGAAGTTGATATTTGTTTTACTAAAAATTGATAATGAATTGTTTCACCTTGAGTAAAATTACTCAAGTAATAATATTGAGCACCTTGAGGGTCAGGTGGTGTTTGTTCGTTATCACCTGGCCCAGCGCCTGGACCCATCCCATCATCACTTCCTGCACCAAAAGAGGGTGGAAGTTCTGCTTCACCCTCAAATACAGAAAGAACTAAGTCAGCGATATCTGGTCTTCCTACACTATTCCATCCTGAAACATCATTAACATTAAGACCACCATCACCATTAAAATCAAAATCCTGTAACCAATAAGGTACTGGTAAAACTCCTACAACTTGTCCTTTAGAAACTTGACTTAAAAAATCAATTTGGATTCTATAATCACCCTGAGGTAATTCAAATTTATTAAATATTTCATTTGGTTTTATATAAACATTATCACCATTTTTATATATTTTAAAATCATTTAAAATATTTTCACCACCAGTTCCATATCCACTATATGTAACACCAATTGTTTTGGTGTCAAACTGATTATTTTCTTTAAAGGGTGATACGTTAACAGAGTAACCAGCGTCTAATTCAGATAAAGTAGAAAAGAATATAGCTTTTCCATCAATACCATTTGTACTGTTAGGTAAATCAACTATATTATCTATAGCTTCAGTTGGGTAGATAGTCAGTCGAATGTAGTCATTTTCACTAAAAATTGCTGCTGTTGTACTAATAACTAAATCTTTATCTTGTTGATTAAATTCAAATTCTAATGCCATTACAATGCCCCATCTTTATTACTTCTTCTTTTTGGAACTTTTATAAATGAATCTCTTCTCATTGGTTGACCTTTTCTTGTTTTTTTAATTTTATAATCTCCAAACAGTAATCCTTTGTTTGAATTACCACTTGAATCAATTATCGACCTATCAACTAGCTGACCTGTATTTATTTCTAATTTACAACTTTGTTTTAAATCATTGTCCTGATTATCACTTATAAATATCTGTCCAACGGAACTTTCCATCGGAAATTTATTTATGTCACCAGCATAATAATCAAAATTATTATATTTTACAAAATCTGTGTTTGTTGGATTAAAAAAGGTTTCAAAAGGTTGTTCTGAACCATTACCATATGGTATTAATCCATCATAAATTGATTCTCCCCATTCAGAAACATATGATGGATAAGTATACTCCGAACCTAAACCTGAACCACCAGCATTACGAAAAACACTTACAAGGTGTGCAATGTCTGGTCTTCCTGATTGTTCCCATTGTGATATATCTGAACTATCAAGATTACCACCACTAATATTTATTTCTTCAACATATTGAGGAAATGGTAAGGTTGCTAAATATTCTGGTGTTATATTTAATTCTTGAGTTACAATATCAATATTTAGTAAATCATAAATACTATAACTTTTGTTAAAATATCTAACTTGTTCTAAATCCATTGTTTCTATATTTTTTCCCATTTCATCATTTTCTAAATCATTGATTAAAAACTTTTCATCAATAATGTCCAACTCACCCAATTTACCACCACTTAATGTGTTTTGAATACTTGTTTTATATTTTGAATTTTCACTAACACCACCAATGATTGCAGTTGTGTAAGGCCATGGAATAGTTGTATAATCACTTCCACCGACAGCTGCAAAATCAGGATATTCATTTGGTGGTACGTCTAAATAAATTCTTGATGTTACAAGTTTCCATCTTCCAATTTCAAAATCTGGACTATCTGCTGTATTACCATTACCATTAAATGCACTAAAAATAATAAATTTTATATTTTTAATTCCAGGAGTTGTATACAAATTGGCTGGTGTATTTGTATCTCCCAATTTGTATATTTTATATAAATTTTGATTTTGTTTTTCACTATATTGTATATTATTTTCTGGTTTTGAATCTAACCAATCTTCAATGGTTTTAAATTTGTTTTCAGTATCATCCCAATCAATTACAAAATAATAAAAACGTGTTTCAGCAGGTTCACCTAAATCCTCTCCAAGTAAATTCTTAATTTCAATATTAAATGTAATAGTTAATGGATTAGAAGATTTCATAATTAAATTAAAATCATCATGATAACTTTGTAAATCAACATAATTATTACCAAGTTGATTATTTTGACTAAATCCAAATACTGTAAATGGAAAAAAATCAGGATGTCTTATCAAAGAATCTGGATTATCTGATGCATCTTGAACATTATCAAGTTGATTAGTTGGACTTATTGCATCTAACCATAGATAATCATTAAAAATATTTTGATTTACTGAAACTCTTGGTGAAAGTATATCTATAAATTCTCTATAATTATTAACATTTGAAAAATAATTTTTTACACCAGATTGGGCACTTATCGTTACTTTTAATGAAGAGATTGTCCAAGCAGGTGACTCAGCTCCACCTCCACCACCATCTCCATCATAAGTTTTAGTAGCATTATCAAAAGTAACTGAATATGTTGTACCAGTAAAATTATTGCCTGTTTTTATAAAAAAGTCCTCATTGTTTATTTTAAAAATTTGATATCTTCTTTTTCTTTTGTCCGTATTTATAGGCCAAAACATTTTTTTATCACCTTTCATATAAACAACTATGTAAATTGGATTATATTGAGCCTCATTAAATAATTGAGTTTGAGATGGTGATGGTTCATTTGGTTCAAGTTTAAATGTTTCACTTAAATTATCAACATCCCATTCACTTGGAGCGCCTTCAAAATCACTAAGAAAAATATTTTGTGCACCTTGAGCAAAATTTTCAACTATTGGTACACCCTCTACTTCAGAGATATTACCTAAATCTTCACCTTCAGATTTATTACCAAATCCTTGTGAATAAAATTTCCAATTATCATTATCATTTAATTTATTTTTTAATGTACTGAATCCAGCAGTGGTTGGGTCTTGACCAAAAGCTTCTTCAGAAAATATCCACGCAATTACTTTAACATTTTTTGTTGTACCTGAAACATTTCTACTTTTAACATATAGATTGTCAATTTTGATAAGTGGTTCACCCTCATATGATAAGTTTTTTTCAATAATAGCTTCATTTAATTCATCACCAACAATCTTTGTAAATAAATCTTTGTTTTGAAATTTATCCCAATTCAGAGGTAAACTGGTAGAGTTTTCATACGTTTGCTCATTGATGATAGTACTACCATCAAAATTATATTGTGATGTGTCTCCACTTTTTGGTCTATCTAAAAGTATTTTTTTTATTTCAGGCATTAAAAAGCTCCATTTACTTTAGTTGTTTTAATAATACCTCGTTGTTTTGATTTTTTTATTTGTAGTGTTTCATTATCAAATTCAGGACTAAAATCTTGAATAAAAAAACCATAATTTTTATTACCACCAACATCATTTAATGTGTCAATTTCTATTTTTTGATTAGTGATATTAAACAATACACCTTGACCTGATTCATATTCATCTGTTATTTTACCATTTAATGGAAATGGTATATGTGTATTTCCAGTTTGAACTGATATTGGAAATAAGTCTTTAATAAATTTACCATTAGCTCCGTGTTTTGGTAATACAGGATAATATGAACCATCATCCCAATCTTGATTGGTAGACTCATTTATTTGTGTGTTAAAATATTTTGTAGGAATTTCAAAAACCATACTACCTCTCCAAGCCATTGCACCAAGTTCACTTACACCATTTTCATTATAGGATGTTTGGTCTGGATAAACTTCCATAAAATTGTATACACCTGGACTATCATAATACACATTAATATCATCATGAGTGCTTACACCAATTGATGTACTACCATCAAAAGTTACACCATTTATAGCTATACGCA